AGGGCGGCAGTTGGAGTTCACACGCTAACTCGCCTAGTTATGCCCGGTCCGATAAGACAGTCGGCCACGGTCAGGGTGAGGCCAGCCTGCACCGACATCTGGCGAAGCAGCACAGTGCCGCGCCAGCCTAAGACCGTCGATGTAACTGCGGCGCGTGACGCGGCGGTCTTGGCCGAAATCCGGGCCAAGTCGATGGCGGCGCTGCGCAGCGAATCCTTTCAGTCATCGCTCGACGCGGTGCACAGCCAGATCCATGGTCAGGGCCGCACCCGCGACAGCTTCCAAAATTTCGCGCTCGATCTTGGGATTGGCACCGACAACGCGCTGTCCTCCAGCACTTACGGCTTCAATCCGATCACCCGCAACCGCACCATGTTGGAGTGGATGCACCGGGGGTCGTGGCTGGCGGGAATAGCGGTCGACGCGGTTGGCGACGACATGACCCGTGCCGGGGTCGAAATTACCTCCGACATGGACCCGGAGGACATCGACCGGATTAACGAAATCTCGGTGCGGCGCGAGGTGTGGCCCAGCATCAACGACACGGTACGCTGGTCGCGGCTGTATGGCGGGGCAATCGCCGTCATCCTGATCGACGGGGCCAAGATGGACACGCCGCTGCGGGTCGACCGGATCGGCCCGAATCAATTCCGGGGGTTGATGGTACTCGATCGCTGGATGGTCGAGCCGAATCTCAACGTCGTTAATGAAATCGGGCCGCATCTCGGCCTGCCGGTGTCCTACCAGATCTCGACCAATGCACCGGGGCTGCATGGTCAGCGCGTTCATTACACCAGATGCCTGCGGCTCGACGGGGTGCGCCTGCCTTACACCCAGCGCTTAATGGAGAACCTCTGGGGTATTAGCATCCTGGAGCGGCTGTACGATCGCATGGTGGCGTTCGATAGTGCCACTCAGGGTGCGGCCCAACTGGTTTACAAGTCGTACATCCGGACCTACCGCGTCAAGGACCTGCGCAAGATCGTGGCGGGCGACCCGGAGATTTTTGCTCAGTTAATTGCTTATGTCGAGTTCATGCGGCGCTTCCAGGGCATCGAAGGTATGACGATGCTGGACGCCGAGGATGATTTCCAAGGTCAGCAGCAGACGTCGTTTACCGGCATCTCGGATGCGCTTATGCAATTCGGGCAACAGATCGCGGGGGCGCTCCAAATTCCACTGGTCCGGTTGTTCGGGATGTCACCCGCCGGGTTCTCGGCCACTGGTGAGAGCGACCTGCGGACTTATTACGATGGCATCAAGCAACGCCAGGAGCGCGATTTGCGGGTGTTCATCGACAAGCTTTACCGGATCATGGCGCGGTCGGCCAAGATTGATTTGGGCAAGGACTTCCAGTTCGCCTTCCAGCCGCTCTGGCAGTTGACCGAGGATCAGAAGGCGACGGTCGCCAGTACCGTTACCGCGTCGGTTTCTCAGGCCTTCTCCGAGGGTCTCGTCACCAAGGGCATGGCACTGCGCGAGTTGAAGCAGTCGGGGCGTGATACCGGCATCTGGTCGAACATTACTGCCAAGGAAATCGAAGAGGCCGAGAACGAACCGCCGCCCGGTATGCCGGGGATGCCGCCGGGTATGGAAGGGCCGCCGGGGGCGGAGGGGCCGCCGGGGGCGGAGGGTCCGCCGGGCGCAGGACAGGAGCAGCCGCCACCGGGGGGTGGAGGGTTATTTCCAGGGGTTAAAGCTGGGGGAGAGGGCGGCGGGGGGCCTTCCGGGCCGCCCAACGGGCCGCCGGATCAACCTCCGCCGCCCCCGCAGAATGAGCCAGGGGGCGATGAGCGGCGGCCCTACCGCGTGGCGGGCCGCCGTCACTTACACTTGGTAATGGATCGGGCGATGCGCGCCGCTGGGTGGCGGCGCGCGCTCCGAGCCTAGTCGTCGAGGTAGTCGAGAGGATCGGAGCCGTCGTCCTCCATTTCCTCGCCCATGCCGTGCCAGGATACCAGGATTTCGGCCTGTATCCGTTCCTCGCGGGTGGGTAGGGTGCGGACGAAAGCGTCGCACTTTTTGAATAGCGGGTTGTCGACCCAGAAATTGCCGCCCCATGGCAGCTCCGGGATTTGGTCGATGCGGGTCAGGGAAATGGCATCGACCTGCGCCTGCCGAGCGCGCATAAACTCTTCCGGGGTAGTGGTGCTCATGTGGTTCTCCTCTATGAACCCTGTATTGTATCACGCCCGGCTTCCATTGTCAAATACCTGTTTAGCAGGTTAAATATGCTTTTAACGCATGACGACGTCGCCAATCTGAAGCGTGAGACGCGGGCGCAGAAGTCGCATTTTGCGAAGGTCCGGAATGCCGAGGCGGAATACAGCGCCAAGCTACGGGCTGTCGCCCGGCAGGTCCAGATGCTGCTGCGTGGCTTTTTCAAGCAGGGCGTGCCTCCTTCCCAGCACGAGGCTTGGGTAGCCACGCAGCAGCTCCGGTCCTACGCCGAAATATTGAAGCCGTGGGCCACGGCTACTGCCCGCCGCATGCTGGCCGATGTGTCGCGGCGCGACGCCGCAGCCTGGGCCAAGGTGTCGCGACTGATTAGCCGGGCATTGCGCCGAGAGATTGAGACTGCGCCCACTGGGCAGCTTATGCAAGCATCACTGGAACGGCAAGTCAGCCTCATCACTTCACTGCCGTTGCACGCCGCACAGAGGGTTCACGAGACTGTCATCTCGAACCTGTATACTGGGACCCGTAACATCGCGGTAAGCGATCCGGCCAAGGCCATGGGTTTGACAGCTCAGATTTTGGATGCGGGTGATATGACGGTGGGCCGGGCGAACCTCATCGCCCGCACCGAGACCGCCCGTGTCGCAGGGGAGTTGATGGAGGCCCGCGCCCGTCATGTCGGCAGCGAGGGCTACATCTGGCATACTGTGGAAGATCGCGCCGTGCGGCCACGTCATCGTGCGCTCAATGGCAGCTTCCACAAGTGGATAGAGCCTCCGGTCGCGTCGGAACCGGGGCAGCAGGAAATGCGTTATCATCCGGGAGGTGGCCCGAATTGCCGCTGCTTCGCTGAGCCAGTGATTCCGGATTAAGAAACTCAGGGGTGACGAGCTTACTCTCCTCCTATGAAAGGTAAAACAGATGGCATACGTTGCAGTTAGTCGCTCGCCCATTCATGTGCGCGAGACCCAAGGCCCAGTCGACCCTGGTTTCGGTGTCGGTGACGGTGATCACATTTCTACCGGACCGGTTCATCCTGGTGGCCCAGTCGACCCTGGCTTTGGTGTCGGGTTGCCGCCTTTCGGGGTGACGTTGCCCGAGACACCGCCGGGGGTGTGGCCGCCGCCTTCGTTCAATCATCCTTGGTTCCCGATCCCGCCCGACGCGGAAGAGCCGCCTGAGGGGGGTGAGATTTACCCGCCGGTTGGCAATAATCCGCCTGATGGCAAGTTTTGGGTGGTATGCGGCATTCCTGGCGTCGGTTGGCGCTATGTCTGCGTCGACCCGTCGCTGAGGCCGGAGAAGCCGCCAGAGGGCAGCAAGCCACCGACATCGGCACCCAAAGTTTAATCCTCCCCCCACGCCTTTCCGGAGCGGCTGTAAATCCCCAGGCCGCTCCGGGCCTTTTTCGTTGCGCTGGGAGGGATCAAGCTACAACCATAGCTCATAACTGGCTTAATGGCCACGGACGGCCCTCTCCGTGTCACGGACGGCCATTTAGAGGGGGCTAAGCCTGTGACCTTTACACCGCCGCCTGACGCGATTTTGCCGGACCCTGATCCGAGGCCCGATTTGGGCCTGCCGATGTTTTACCAAACTTATCGGCTGGTTGAGGCGGCACCGATCTTGGAAGTTAGTGAAGATCCACCATATGTCGTCGTCGATGACAGTGGGACTCCGCTGACGATCGAAGTTACGCCGGACTTCTTTTCACGTGATGTACCCGTCGCTGGCGATTATTTCATCGCCTATCCGGATACTCAGCAGAGCGTGGCGTGGGAGCCAAAGGACGTCTTTGAAATCAGTTACACTACCGTCGTCGCTGGGCCGCCGGGGCCGCCGGGGGCGCAGGGTGAAACGGGGCCACAAGGGCCACCGGGAGAAACTGGGCCGCAAGGCGATCCGGGGCCGCAAGGCGATCCGGGGCCGCAAGGCGATGCTGGAACCGTTGGCCCGCAAGGCGGACCCGGTCTACCGGGTGATCCGGGTTTACCGGGTGATCCGGGGCCTACCGGTGATACTGGGCCTACCGGTGATACTGGGGCGACGGGTCCGGTTGGTCCACCGGGTGATGTTGGTTTAACGGGGGCCACGGGGCCACAAGGCGATACTGGAGCTACCGGCCCAGTCGGCCCACAAGGCGACCAAGGGCTAGTAGGACTGACTGGGGCCACCGGGCCGCAAGGTGATACTGGTGATGTTGGTCCAATTGGTCCTCAAGGCGATACCGGGGATATCGGCCCAACTGGTGCGAATGGTCCGCAAGGCAATGTTGGTCCGCAAGGCAATGCCGGTCCGCAAGGCGATGCCGGTCCGCAAGGTGATGTCGGAGATACGGGGCCGGT